GAAGGGCCTTCCCTGCGGTATGGCAAACCCACCGGGGAAACGCTCTATGTCATCCGGTTCACTTCATTTTCTGACCAACCGACATCACAACTGAAAAGAAAAAGCAGCCGGAAGAGGGAACGTGTGAAAAAGACACGCTCCCTTTTCCATTATCTGGAGAGCATCGAGCCGATGAAGGAAAAAGTCCCCATGCAGTGCATCCAGGTGGACAGCCGGAGCCATTGCTACCTTGCAGGGCGGTCTTTTATACCGACCCATAACAGTGAGCTGGCCGCAGCTGTGGCACTCCTGCTCTGTTGCGGGGACGGGGAAGAAGGGGCCGAAGTCTATGGCTGTGCCGCAGACCGGCAGCAGGCCTCCATCGTTTTTGAAGTAGCGGCCGATATGGTCCGGATGTGCCCGGCTCTCAGCAAGCGGGTCAAGATCCTGTCTTCCCAGAAGCGGATGGTGTTTCGTCCCACCAACAGCTTCTACCAGGTTTTGTCTGCAGAAGCCTATTCCAAGCATGGGTTCAATATCCACGGAGTGGTGTTTGATGAGCTCCATACCCAGCCCAACCGAGAGCTTTTTGATGTAATGACCAAAGGCTCCGGGGATGCCCGGATGCAGCCACTGTATTTCCTCATTACCACAGCCGGGACGGATACCCACAGCATCTGCTATGAAGTCCATCAGAAGGCCATGGACATCCTGGAAGGGCGGAAGCATGACCCCACGTTTTACCCTGTCATCTACGGGGCTGCGGAACAGGATGACTGGACCGACCCGAAAGTGTGGAAGAAGGCCAACCCATCCCTTGGAATCACGGTAGGGATCGACAAAGTGAAGGCGGCCTGTGAATCGGCCAAAGAGACACCCAGCGAAGAGAATGTGTTCCGTCAGCTGCGGCTGAACCAATGGGTGAAGCAGTCTGTTCGGTGGATGCCTATGGACAAGTGGGATGCCTGTGCTTTCCCGGTGAGGGAGGAGGATCTGGAAGGACGGATCTGCTACGGCGGCCTGGACCTTTCCAGCACCACGGACATTACAGCCTTCGTGCTGGTGTTCCCTCCTTTGGACGACCAGGACAAGTACTGCATCCTGCCCTACTTCTGGCTGCCGGAAGAAACCCTGCCCCTTAGGGTAAAGCGGGACCATGTGATGTACGACACCTGGGCCAAAGAGGGATTCATCCATACAACCGAAGGAAATGTCATCCACTACGGGTATATTGAAAAGTTCATCGAGAAACTGGGGGAACGATTCAATATCCAGGAAATTGCCTTTGACCGATGGGGCGCCGTACAGATGGTCCAGAACCTGGAGGGGATGGGCTTTACGGTGGTCCCTTTCGGACAGGGATTCAAGGACATGAGCCCTCCCACCAAGGAGCTTATGAAGCTCACGCTGGAGCAGCGAATTGCTCATGGAGGGCATCCAGTCCTTCGATGGATGATGGATAACATCTACATCCGGAGAGACCCTGCTGGCAACATCAAGGCAGATAAAGAAAAATCCACAGAAAAAATCGACGGGGCCATAGCCACCATCATGGGCCTGGACCGGGCTATCCGGTGCGGAAATCATGTCCAGGAAAGCGTCTATGACTCCCGAGGTATGCTTTTTGTATAGAAAGGAACTTCCCCCTATGAATTTATTTTCCAAACTCTTCAAATCTAGGGACAAGCCCCAAAACAGCCTTCTGGGCGGCGGGCACTGGTTCTTTTTTGGGGGCTCGTCTTCCGGGAAGGCGGTCAATGAGCGCTCTGCTATGCAGATGACGGCGGTCTATGCCTGCGTCCGGGTCCTTTCGGAATCCATTGCCGGGCTTCCCCTCCATCTGTTCCGGTACAACCGGGAGGGAAATGGGAAGATTCGGGACTTCCAGCATCCCCTTGCTGGACTTCTCCACGATGCCCCCAATCCGGAGATGACCAGCTTTGTGTTCCGGGAGACCCTTATGACCCACCTTCTGCTGTGGGGGAATGCCTTTGCCCAGATCATCCGAAATGGCCGGGGCCAGGTGGTGGCTCTGTATCCCCTTATGCCGGATCGGATGGAAGTGTGCCGGGATGGGGATGGGGAGATTTACTACCTTTACACTAAAGCCACGGACGAGAACCCAAAAATCCGGGAATACGGCACGGTCCGGCTCCGAAAAGAGAATGTAATGCATATTCCTGGTCTGGGCTTTGACGGTTTGGTGGGCTCTTCTCCCATTGCCATGGCTAAGAACGCCATCGGCATGGCCATTGCCTGCGAGGAGTTCGGGGCGAAATTTTTCGCCAATGGGGCTTCTCCCAGTGGTGTCCTGGAACATCCGGGGACCATCAAGGACCCCCAGCGGGTCCGGGAAGCCTGGCAGTCCCAATTTGGAGGCAGCAGCAATGCGGGGAAGGTGGCCGTATTGGAAGAGGGCATGAAGTATTCGCCCATTGGCATTTCCCCGGATCAGGCTCAGTTCCTGGAAACCCGGAAGTTCCAGATTGACGAGATTGCCCGAATCTTTCGGGTACCCCCTCACATGATTGGGGACCTGGAGAAATCTACCTTCTCCAACATCGAGCAGCAGTCTCTGGAATTTGTGAAATACACCCTAGGCCCCTGGGTGGCCCGGTGGGAACAGGCCATGAGCCAATCCCTTCTGACCCCGGAAGAACGGACCCGGTATGAAATCCACTTCAATGTGGACGGGCTTCTCCGGGGCGACTACGAAAGCCGGATGAACGGCTATGCCGTAGGCCGCCAGAACGGGTGGCTATCTGCCAACGATATCCGGGAACTGGAAAATATGAACCGGATCCCGGAAGAAGAGGGCGGGGATCTGTATCTCATCAACGGAAATATGACGAAATTAAAAGATGCCGGCCTGTTTGCAGGCTCTGGCAATAAGGAGGAACCCCATGAAACGTAAATTTTGGAATTGGGTGAAAAACGAAGGGGAAGACACCCGTACTCTGTATCTTACCGGAGAAATCTCCGATGAAACCTGGTTCGGAGACGAAGTAACACCAAAGATCTTCAAAGACGAGCTGATGGCCGGCAGCGGGGACATTACTCTTTGGATCAATTCTCCCGGGGGCGATGTGTTTGCAGCGGCCCAGATTTATAACATGCTGATGGATTATTCTGGCCGAGTGACCGTAAAAATCGATGGCCTGGCCGCCTCTGCAGCCAGTGTCATTGCCATGGCCGGGAGCCAGGTGGAAATGTCCCCGGTGGCCATGATGATGATCCACAATCCCATCACGGTGGCCATTGGGGATAGCAAGGAGATGCAGAAAGCCATTGATATGCTCTCTGAAGTAAAAGAAAGTATTGTAAACGCCTATGAAATTAAGACGGGCCTGTCCCGGAACAAGATTTCCAGGCTGATGGATGCCGAGTCCTGGTTCAACGCCAAGAAGGCGGTGGAACTGGGGTTCGCGGATGCCATCCTTTATACCGAAGAAAAAACGGAAAATGACATCAACGTGGATGCCATGCTATTTAGCCGGGTGGCGGTGACCAATTCCCTGCTAACGAAGATGGCCATCCAATCCAAACCGAAAGAACCCATCCCTAACAAGGTCCCCGCGGACAAACTCATGAAGCGGTTGGGCCTTCTTGTGCATTAAGGAGGAATTTCCATGAATCAGATCCTGAAACTGAGAGCAGAACGAGCCAACACCTGGGAAATGGCCAAAGCCTTTCTGGAATCCCACCGGGATAAAGACGGCATGGTCTCTGCAGAAGACAGCGCTGTTTACGACCGGATGGAAGAGAAAGTGGTGGCCCTGGGGAAAGAAATCGAACGGCTGGAACGCCAGCGGAACATCGATGATGAACTCAATCAGACCATCGATACCGCACTCAAGGTCAATCCCGGTGCCGGCAGTCCCAAGCCGGACACCAAAACCGGCCGGGCCAGTGATGCCTACACCAAAGCCTTCTGGCAGGCCTTTCGGGGGAAAGGTAATATCCAGGAAGTGAAGGATACCCTGACCATCGGCTCTGACCCGGAAGGCGGGTACCTGGTTCCGGATGAATATGAACGGACCCTTGTGTCCGCTCTTCAGGAAGAGAACTTCTTCCGCAGCCTGGCCCATACCATCCGCACGTCTTCCGGGGATCATACGATCCCTGTTGTGGCCAGCCACGGGGAAGCGGCCTGGATGGAAGAAGGCAGTGCCTATCCGGAAAGTGACGATACCTTCAGCCAGGTGAACCTGGGAGCCCATAAGCTGGGAACCGCCATCCGGGTTTCCGAAGAACTGATGAATGACAGCGTCTTTGACCTGGAAAGCTACATCACCCAGGAATTTGCCCGTCGCATCGGGACCAAGGAGGAAGAAGCCTTCCTGGTGGGCGATGGGAAACATAAGCCCCTGGGGGTGTTCCAGGGAGCAGAAGTAGGGGTAACGGCAGCCAAGACCGCCATCACCTTCGACGACATGATGGACCTGTACCACAGTCTGCGCACGCCGTACCGGAGAAATGCTTCCTGGATCCTGAATGATTCCACCGTCAAGGCCATCCGGAAACTGAAGGACAACAACGGCAACTACATCTGGCAGCCTTCTGTCCAGGTGGGCCAGCCGGACCGGATCCTTAGCCTGCCCTACCGCACGTCCAGCTTTGTGCCGGAACTGGCAGCCGGGAATAAGGCCATTGCTCTGGGAGACTATTCCTACTACTGGATTGCTGACCGGCAGGGCCGGAAGTTCAAGCGGCTTAGTGAACTCTATGCAGCCAACGGGCAGATCGGATTCCTGGCCAGCGAACGGGTGGATGGCCGCCTGATCCTGCCGGAAACCGTAAAAGTCCTGCAGGTCCAGGCCGGCTGATGACCGCTTTAGAGGGAGGTGATGAGCATGGCAGTGACGGGACTCATAACGCTTGAGGAAGCCAAAGCCTATCTCCGGATAGACGGAAACGAGGAGGATGTCCTGATTGCCCGTCTCATTACTTCCTCTGAGCGGCTTTGTCTGGATATCCTCCGCAAGGAAGAGCCAGAAGAAACGGCGGCCTTCAAAATGGCTGTTCTTTTTTCGGTGGCCTATCTCTACGAGCACAGGGAGGATGCGGATTACCACAATCTGCTTCTTACCCTGCGCTCTCTTTTGTTTGGGGAACGAAAGGAAGCATTCTAATGAAAATCGGAAAGATGGACAAACGGATCACGCTAATGGAACCTTTCCCTACAGAAGATGGGTATGGAGGTTTTTCCACGGAATACAAGGAAGTCGGCAGCATTTGGGCCCAGGTGCTCCAAACCAACTACGCCGAGCAGGAAGCCCAGGGAACTCCCATGAACCGGGAACAGCTGCGGCTGAAGATCCGGCCCCGCAAGGATTTGAAACGGGGATGGAGAATGCTGCTTTCTGGAGAACTGTACGAAATCGAAACCGTGGACAACACCTATCGGGACAGCACGACCCTGATCGTCCACCGGTATGAACAGGGGGTGTAGCCATGGCCGTTTTTACGGTCAAAGTTCCGGAAGGGGAACTAAGCAAAGCCATTGGGCAGATTTCCGCTTGGGGTGGAAAGAGCCGCCTCCGTGTGGAAGGGGCTCTCAGAAGAGGAACCAGTGGGGTAGCTCGGGAAGCCCGGCAGCGGGTCCCGGTCCGGACGGGAAAACTCAAAAAATCCATCAAGACGCGGTTTTCTGCAGTGAAGCTGGAAGGCCAGGTATACAGCCATTTGCCTTACGCCCATCTGGTGGAATTTGGCAGTCGGGCCCATACCGTGAAGCCCAAGAAGAAAAAGGCTCTGCGGTTTTTCCGGGGCGGGCCTGTATTTACCAAAAGAGCACGGATCCCGGCTCAGTCCGGGAAGCCCTTTTTCAAGCCTTCCTACGACTACGTGGAACCTCAGTTGATCCGAGAGGTTAAGAAAGCGATCCAAGAACCATGAAGCGATTACCCAACAACGCCATCCATAAGGCCCTGGTGGCCTTTTTGAAAAACCATACAGGACTGGCGGTCTATGACTACGTGCCCCAGGAAGCGGTGCTGCCGTTTATCACCCTGGGGACCATGACCGTCCAGGACAAATCCACGAAAACCGAGGACATGACTCACCTGTCGGCCCACATCCACATTTATAGCAGCTATAAAGGCCGGTACGAAATCAACTCCCTGGCGGAGAAGCTCATCAACCTATTCGGAATGGAGCAGTTGGACCTTACGGGAGACGAGTTCTACGTAAGCGCCCAGGGAGTGGATTTCTACGAAACCTACCCGGAAGATGAAACCGGGTACAGCGGGGTGATCACCCTGGAAGTCCTCATCCAAAACATCCATAAGGAGGAGTAATATGGCAACCACCACTTTTCCCAGCCGGAGCGAAGCCTCCAATACGGCTACTGCCGGCAAGGATTATTTGATCTATCTGAACGCCGGGGAATCCGACACCAATCCCACCTGGCTGCTGTTAGGGGGTCAGCGGAGCGGGGACCTGACCCGGCAGGCGGATGAAATCGACGCCAGCAGCAAAACGTCCAGCGGGTGGAAATCCACCATCCCGGGTCTCCGGAACTGGTCCCTGGATCTGGAGTCCGTGTATCTGGCAGGAGACAAGGGAGCCCGGTTCCTGGAAGCCTCTTTCCTGGCCGGGAAGCAGGTCCACATCAAATTTGAGTACCCGGACAAAAGCTATGTGACCGGCTGGGGTTCCGTGACGGAATGCAGCCTGTCCACCCCTCATGATGACGTGGCCACCCTCTCCGGGACCATTTCCGGGGACGGGCCCCTCAGTGAACTGAAGAGTGCGGATGGAACGGCTGTGACCACCGGCAAATAGGAGGAAAAGAATAAGATGAAGAAAATCGATTTTGAAGTCTTCGGCCCTGGCCAGTATCTGTATTTCGACATCGGCCGGCTGATCCAGGTGGAAAACATTACCGGCAAGAGCGCTGGGGACATTATCCGGAATCAGGAACTGAACCTGGGGATTCTGACAGCGCTTCTGTCCATCGGCCTCCGGCAGCACGGAATCAAGAATCCCCAGTGGTACGCCAATAAGATGCAGGAGCTGATCGATGAAGGCCACGAGATGGACGAATTCGTCCAGCCGGTGGTGAAGGCCATCGCCGGGTCCGGCATTCTGGGGAAAGAAGTGTACTACGCCATCTTTCCAGAAGAAGATCCGGGGAAAGAACCGGGGAAGAGTAAGACGAAACCAAAAAACTGACGACGGGACAGGAAGAAGTCCCGTCTTTTAACGAGTGGCTGGGGTGGGCGGAAGAAGTGGCCTATGGGCTCTTGCATCTTTTGCCTGCCCAATTCTATGCCCTGACTCCCCTGGAGCTGGATCGGATGGCGGAATGCCGGGCCAGGGCAGAACAGCGAAAGAAATGGGAGACTGCTTATTGGGTGGCCTGCCTGATGAGCATCCATACCCGGAAACCGGTACGGACAGAGAAACTGATGAAACCCTTCCTGCCTAAGAAAACAGGCAGCGAAATGGCAGCCGAGCGGGATGCCTTCTTCGAGGAATTCAGACGGAAAGGAGCTGACGGACATGGCAACCATCGCTGACCTTCTGGTCAAGATCGGGGCGGATACCTCCGATCTCCGGAAAGAACTCAATGCAACCAAACGTCAGATCAAGACCGCCTTTGGGAGTGACGCCCTGGATCTCTCTAAAAAGTCTCTGGCCGTTCTGGGCGGCATCGGGGCCGGGCTGGCCGCCCTGGGAGTGGCTTCTGTGAAAGCAGGGGCCAGTCTCCAGAGTACAAAGACCGCCTTCACCAATATGCAGGGGAGCGCGGAAAAAGCCCAGGATTTCCTGGCCAAGATGCAGGACTTTGCAGCCAAGACCCCCTTCGAGTTCAGCCAGGTGTCTCAGGCAGCCCAGAAGTTCATTGCTTTTGGGTTCTCTGCAGAGCAGGTTATACCGACCCTTACGGCAGTTGGGGATGCAGCTGCCGGCGTAGGCCTGGGGGCGGAAGGCATCAACCGGATCACCCTGGCTCTGGGGCAAATGGCCGCCAAATCCAAGGTCCAGGCCGGTGAAATGATGCAGCTGACGGAAACCGGGATCCCGGCCTGGAAAATGCTGGCAGACCAGATCGGGGTTTCCGTGCCGGAAGCCATGAGCATGGTGTCCAAAGGGGCCATTGACGCGGCAACCGGGATCACAGCGCTGGTCAGCGGCATGGAGCAGAGTTTCGGCGGCATGATGGACCAGCAAAGCCAGACCATCAGCGGCACCTGGTCCACCCTCATGGACGGGCTGGAACAGTCCGCGGCCCAGGTAGGACTCCAGATTGCAGAAGCTCTGAATCTGACGGGGCTCTTCCAGTCCCTGGGGGATATACTGACCAACTTTGCCGCAACGGTTCAATCCTCTGGATTAACAGAAGCCTTGCTTACGGCCATCCCTCCGGAATTCCAGGCCGGCATTATTTTGATTGTTTCCACCTTGACCGGCCTTGCCATTCCGGCCATCAGCCTTTTCGTGACCAAAGTGACCCTGATGGCTGCCCCCTTCATTGCGGCAGTTACGGCAGCGGCTCCTTTCATTGCGGTGGCGGCTGCTGTTGCTACGGCCCTCTATGCCATCGTAAAAAGCGGGATGACCGTGGAAGATGTGCTGGGAACCATGGGCATCAAGATGGAAACGGTTACAAGGGCTGTGGATGCCGTCCGGACCATGATGAGTGCGGCGGCCCAGGCAATCATCGCCAATCTCCAAGCTCTGGAACCTGTGTTCACCCTGGTGGCGGCGGTGATGGGGGCTGCCTTCTATGCGGCTCTGCAGGTGATCGGCGGTGTGGTCAATGGGGTGCTGAATTTCATCAGCGTCCTTAGTGAATGCGTCACTTGGATTTTAAATGCCTTCACCTATCTGGTGGAAGGCATCGGGGCCTGCATCGATGAAGTGGGAAGCATCCTGTCGGATATGGCAGGCAGCATCCTTCCCTCCTGGGCTTCCAGCGGTCTATCTACCATTGCCAATTTTGTCAGCGAAGCCATCAGCTGGCTCTCTAGCCTGATCCAGAAGATCCTGGAAACCAACAATGCCCTGGGATCCATGGGCGGGGAAAACGGTGGAGGCGGTGGTGGCAGTGGCGGCAGTGCTCCTGCCAAACGGGAATTCAAGCTGCCGGACTTCAGCAACCTCCGGGGCGGGGGTACGGACATTCCGGCTCCTTCTGGAGGAGGTGGCGGAGGCGGTTCCGGTGGCGGCGGTGGCGGACGGGGCGGAAGCTCCGGTGGAGCGGACCAGCTGGCCAATGCCGCTGCCCAGACCAGCAAGAGCATCGAAGAAGAATGGTTCCGGACCTTCCAGACCAAGAGTGCCCTGGTGGACCGGTGGTACAAGGAAGAAACGGATGAACTGGAGAAATCCAAATCCGCCAATGAGAACTACGAACGGGATAAGACCCGTCTGGCGGAACTCTATGCCCAGAAACGTCTGGATGCCCTTTCTGAAGAACAGGCCAAAGCCCGGGAACTGATGAACAAGGCACGGGACCTGTCCTTTGATGCGGTGACGGCGAAACTCACCTTGTATGGTTCCAAGCAGGAGCAGGAAGTCATGAAGATGCAGTCCGACATGGAAAAGGCGGTGGCTTCCATCGATGACAAGTACGCCAAACTGTCCCAGGACTTCATTAGTCTCACCAGTGCAGAGAAGGCTGTGTTTTTAAATGCCCTGAAGGAAAAGGGCATCGCCTATGAACAGACCAGTGCCAACGAGATCGCCTTTGACAAACAGGCTAACCTGGAAAAAGCGGCGGCCTACAAAAGCTACATGGAAGAACGGAATGCCTACTTTGCCCAGGGGAAAGACATCCAGGCGGCTCTGGATGAAGCCTATAACCAGAACTCCCTGGCTCTGCTGCAGGAGACTCTCACAGCAGAAATGGCCCTCCGGCAAAGCAACATCGATGCGGAAAAGTCTCTCATGGATACCTACCAGGAAGCCTATATGAATGCCCATATGGGAACCCTGGAACTCATTGCGGACATGGCATCCACCACATTAAGCGGTCTGGAGACTGCCTTTACGGATATCCTGACCGGAGCCAAGAACGCCAAGGATGCCTTCCTGGATCTGGGAAAGGCCATGCTGAAAACCATCGCCAGCTATTTCTCCCAGATGCTTTCCGGGATGCTGGTGACGGCTCTATTTGGGGATAAACTCAATGCGGCCAGTGCAGCCAAGACGGTGGCCCAGGGAACAGCAGCAGCCGGGGCTCTGGCACCCGCGGCCTGGCTGAAACTGGTCATCGACCCCTCTGCCGGGCCGGTGGCTACGGGTCTATTGGCTGGTGGGACATCTGCAGCGGTGGGGATCGGCATGGCGGCTGCAGCAACCAATACGGCTGCAGGAGCGGCACAGGGAGCTGGAAAGACACCCCACTATGCCAAAGGCGGGTATTTCACAAGACCTTTGGTGGGTGTACTGGGGGATGCCGGGGACGAAGTGGCCCTGCCCCTGAACCGGGCGGTGTTCGACAGCATTGCCGAAGGAATCGTGAATTCGTCTGAAGCCAATGATAACCGGGAAGTGGCCACCACCTTCAACAACTATGGGGACATCAACAACGCCGCGGATCTGGATGATCTGATGGACGGGTTTACCGACGCTGTACTGGCGGGACTGAGAGGTGCATAACATGAAATTTCCGGAACGAAAAGAAGGGGAGCAGGGGCTCACCATCACCAAAGACGGGGTGGAATACAAGCTGCCGGTCCACTGGAGCCTGACGGACAGCGGCAGCTACACCTTCCGGAGCAAGCTCCAGTCCCGGGCCTTTGCCCATGGCAGTGATGCGGTGGGGGATGGGAAAATTGACGGGCGGACTCTCCAGGTGGAGTTTTCCATGGAGGGGGCTACGGAAGAGGACCATGACGAGGTACTGAACGAAGCCTACACTTTCTTTGGCCAGACAGACTATTCCCTGATGGCAGGCCGTCCGGACCGGGTTTACCACGTGGCCTGCCTGTCGAAAATCAAGCACAAGTTCGAGAACGGGTTCAAGCAGAGACGGAGCGACATCACCGTGTCCCTTCTCCTGGCCGACCCCTTCCGGTATGAAGCCCAGGAGTCCCGGGTGGTGTTCACTTTTCCCCAGGCTACGGTGCAGGCGGAAATGGTCCTCCACAACCTGGGGAGCGTGGATACGCCTCTTACCTTCCGCTTTATCCCCCTGGACCGGATGACGAATCTTACGGTTTGGCACCAGGAGGCCAAAGAGAAGTTCACCCTGACGGATGCCCTCCTGGTGGCTCCCAAAACCTCCATCGTCAACGGCCGGGAAGGAACGGTGTGGCGGGACAAGGACAACAGCATCAATGCCTTTACGGGCACTTTTCTCCACGCTAAACCGGGAGCCAATCTCTTCCTCTATACAGGAGGAGCAGGCACAGTGGAAATTACCTATACCAACAGGTGGTTTGTATGACAAATTTCATCTTTGGACGGGGCCTGTTCGGCCGGTGGATCTTTGCCGGGCCTACCGGGGCTGGTGAAGGGAACAGCGACCGGGGCAAGGTCCATGAGTACTATCCCGGCCAGTTCGTGGTCTATGCCTACAAAAAGGACGGGACCCGGACGGCCATTTTTGGGGGAGGCAGCGAGGCCAATGCCCTGAACGAAGTGACCTTTGAAATCACCAGCACCGGCTGTGGCCAGTGCCAGCTGACCTTTTACCGGCAGCCTTCCAACACACAGCTGGACTACATGCAACGGATCGACATCCACCTGTATGGAGACCGGAAACCCTGGTACAGCGGGTACATCATCAGCCGGCCCATTGAAGGGACTACGGATACCAAGTTCGTGTATAAGGGCTACGGTTTCTACAACCGGCTGGAGAATGTGATGCTCTGGAAGACTTACGAGAACACGGATGTGGGAGACATTGTCCGGGACATCGCCCGGCAGGTGGAACGCCAGACCCTCCAGGTGGTCTACAACGACAGCAAGATTCAGAGCGTGGGGTACAGCCCTACGAAACTGGTCTTTGACGGGGTGACGGTGAAAGAAGCCCTGAACACCCTGGCAGATTTCGCCGTGGACTACGTGTACGGGGTGGATGAATACCGCTGCCTGTATTTTAGGAGACGGGAAACCTCCGTCAACGAGCAGGCGCGTCTCACGGTGGGAAAACATATATCGTCCTATACACCCTCCTGGGATGTGTCCAAACTGGTGAACTGGGCCCGGATCAAGGGAGGCAGCGTGGACGATCAGGGCGAACAGTGGCTGTGCATTGTGGAAGATAAGGAAAGCCAGAACAGCTACGGGGTCCACCAGGCCGTCTGGAACCTGCCGGAAGCCTACGATGCCGCCGATGCCAAAAGGTGGGGCGAAAACCAGATCAGCCAGTACAAGGCTCCAGTGAAGTCCGCCAAGATCAGCGGGGTGAGGCTGGAGTACCCTTACCCGGACGGGACCTTCAACGTCCGCCACATGTCCACGGACGGACTGGCGGAGATAAGGCGTCTTGACGGGATTGCGGATACCTATCCCATCAAGAAGATCAAATACACTCTATCCGGGGAAAAGGGCATCAAGACCGAGATGGAGCTGGGAGAACCTCTTTTTTCCGTGGACCGGTACCTATCAGAGATCGAACGGCGGTCCAAGGATATCGAGCAGTCCCAGTCTTCAGCCCTGAAACAATGGAAAGGAGGAAGTTGATGGCCATCCATGATTATCGATTCAATCCCTTTGAAAATACCTTTGACATCAAGAAAATCTTCGACGAAAGACACGTGATCCCCAGCAACAGTCCCTATACCATCCGTCTGGCGGAAGTGCCCCAGAAGACCTCTCCCACCACCTTGCAGGTGAAGTTCCAGAACGGGGCACTCCTTACGGAAGTATCGGAAGAACCGGCACAGGGACAGTACTGGCCGGACTACCTTACCACGGAACATGGTATCGAGGGCTGGAACACTGGGACTCTGAAGTTCTCGGCAGCGGATGCGGGGAAAACGGTCCGGGTCACCTATAACGGGATGGGGACCCTGACCGATGACCGGCTCATCGACCAGGTGGAAATTGCCGTCACATCCAGCACTCAGGCAGACAAGGACGCACGGGTGATGGGCTTGAATTCCTGGGATGTGGAGACAGGCCCCACATCGGTACCGAGACCGCTGTCCATCAAGTCTGCTTACCATATCCGGAAACACCGGGGAATTCCGGCAGGAACCTACACCCTCCGGCGCATCCTCCAGGAACTGGTAAACCGGTCTCATACGGAAGAATACTGGAAAGAAAATTCCCAGTGCAACTGCAATTGCAACTGTGACTGCAGCGACGATTCGGGAGGAGGCTAAGATGCTGGTCATTGACGAAAACAAGAATATCCAGGTGTCCCAATACGATACCTTTTCCATTCGCTTCCGGTTTAGCAATTACAAGCTGACCAACGCGGACAAAGTGGTCTTTGCCATTAAGAAGACCACCAACTCTTCCGAGGTGGTCTATTCGGATAATTTCTACAACCCGGATAATAACTTCGTAGACGTGGTGGTGCCCAAGGGAGCGTTGGATTCTCTGGAACCTGGGGCATACATTTATGACCTGGCCATTATGAACAGCGAGACAGAACGGATCCTCACCTGCTTCTTTACCAAATCTTTCATCATTAAGGGGGTGGCCCACAATGTCTGATGGGTCCAATGTAGAAGTGACACTGACCGTCCAAAACAACAGTGAAGTGGAAATGGGGGATGTAGTGGACGGATATGCCGCAGATCAGGCCAGGGAATACAAGGAAAAGGCCGGGGAATATGCGGTGAATGCCTTAAACAGCCAGAATATGGCGGAAGCCTGGGCAGAAAGCGACAGCGCTCCAGCTGGGGAAGGCACCCGTTCTTCTAAAGTCTGGGCAGATACAGCCAGACAATGGGCGGAAAGTACTTCGGAGCCGGACGGGGTTTCCGGGGCAAGGTCTTCCAAGACATGGTCCGAAACAGCCCAGGCCTGGGCAGAGAGTGATGGAGAACCGGATGGCATTTCCGGGACCAAGTCGGCCAAAACATGGGCTACGATTTCTTCCCAAAAAGCAACGGAAGCCACAGCCAGCGCCAAGGCTGCAGACACCAGTGCCAAAGCCTCTGCCAGCAGTGCTGCTGCGGCTAAGACGTCTCAGGAAGGAGCCACCACCCAGGCTACCCGGGCAAGGCAAAGTGCTGAAAGTGCTGCTGAGAAACTGGCCCAGATGCAGATTGACCTGAAAGCGAAAGCGGACGTGAACAGTCCTGCCCTTACGGGAACGCCTGTAGCCCCGACTCCCGCAAACAATGCCCAATGCACTCAGATCGCTAATGTAGCCTATGTGAAGCAGAAAATAGCAGAACTGATTAATGGCTCAGATGCTTCCCTGGATACCCTGAAAGAATTGGCTGATGCCTTGGGGAATGATCCCAACTTTGCCACCACCATCATGGCAGCCATCGGGAAAAAGCTGGATGCTGCGGCTACCGCCCAGGCCGCTCTGGCTGATGGGAAGGGAAATAACATTGCTGAGACCTATGCCACCAAGGCGGAACTCAACGGGGAGGCGGGTTCCCTGGCAGCCGTGGCCAAAAGTGGAAGTTATAAGGATTTGCTGGACCGCCCCACCATTCCGGATAAAACCAGCCAACTGACCAACGACAGCCGGTTTGTGGCAACGGACGCCAATGGGAATGTGACCTTGACCGGTACGCTTACCGCCGCGAAAGTCTACAACGCGGTCTATAACGACTACGCTGAATTCTTTCCCCGGGGCGGGGATACTCAGCGGGGAGACATCATTGCCCTGGACGAAACTTCTGGCAAAGAGCAATATATCAAAGCCACTGCCAGCAGCCAATGCGTGGTGGGGGTCCATACGGAAGATTTCGCTTCCATCATCGGGGGCCGGACCCTTTCCCCGGGGGATGACATCCTGAAGGTGAACCTCCCCACGTATATCCCCGTAGCTCTGGCCGGCCGTGTTCCGGTCCGGATGTACGGGAAAGCCAAGAAGGGCGGCTGGGTGATCCCTTCCGAAATGCCTGGGGTAGGCCGGATGGCCCTTCCGGGAGAAAATCTTACCCAGGCGGTGGGACAGATCGTGAAGGACGATACCGCAGAAAACGTGCGGCTGGTGAAGATCATGGTAAGGAGTGGAAGATGAAATACCTCAGACGAAATATCAATACCGTATTCCTCATGCTGGGGAATTCCTGCAATATGAATTGTGCCTACTG